ATTTCTTTTTACATATTACGCAAATCATTCGTACCTCTTTCCGTCAAACACACAAATAAACTCTAACCAGTAAGGTCCTGTATTATGAACTTTATGAAATACATTATCTTCAACAAGAACAACATCGCCTTCTTTAACATCAAAAATTTTATGATCTAGTTCCATTTTTCCTGTGCCTGATACAAAGAAATAAACTTCTTCTTGTCCAGCGTGTCTATGTCCATTAGTGGATTGATTAGAACGTAATCTAGTTTTACTAACAACTAAGTTTTTTAAAGTTTTATTATCAAACAATTGGTACTGTGAATTATCCTTAATTAACTCGCCTTCAATATTTGATGTAGTAAGTTTCATATTTTTATCCTTCAAAGTTATAATTTTCTGCTAATGCCTTTAATATTTCAATTAATTCTTGTATGGTATTTAGGTCTTGATCTCTCTCGGTATCAATTTCTATTTCCATTTTTATTTTCATTTTAGTCTCCAAAGTCAAACAAACTGTTGAATGTAGTGTTTTGCTTAGTATCTTCTAAGTCATAATCTAGTACACCAATTAGGTTATCTAACTTATTATCAATAATGGTACTTTCCATTGCGTCTCCGTCAAATGGAAGTTCCTTAAACCATTCAGGTAGTCTTAGCTCATCTGTTGGATAAGCAACACTTGTATATCCTAAAGGGTTTTGTTTTAACTTACAAACAATAACTTTCATACCGTCAACGATTTCTTGCGAATACTTGTCGCCATTCATACGTTTTAGTGTATTCCAATTAATACTTGCTCTTACATGTCCGGGCATATTTGCTTTACCTTGTTTCTTTTCAAGTCGCTCATAATGCCCGATTTTATTTGCACGTTTGGGAGAACCTTTTTCAAATCCCGGACGTTCTTTAAAGTCCTTACGGAATTGTGTAATACGCTCGAGTACTTCTTTTTCTGTTGCATCTGTAAGTACCATAAGCAATACTTCGCTCAAAAACTCTTGCATAAACACAGGAGTATCAGAACGTCTAAGGTCTAATCCCATTGCTTTTACTTTACCAGGTTTTCCGTCTACGTCTGTACGGAAACCTTCGTTGTCAATTACTAAAGCCGCATAACGCTTCTTAGTAATATACAAACCGCTTTGTGCTACAATTTCTCTACCTGCGGCAATAACATCTGAACGTGTCTTTGGACAGTGAAATGCCTTTGCCATAAAGTCGCCGAACGTTGTATTTGCTTGCTCTGCAACTTGGTCATATAATGTAATGCACTTTTCAATGCTCCACTCAAGGTTACCACTTTCAATATCATCTTTTAACACAGGATACGCACTAAAATAAACGGAGTCTGTATCACCGTAAATGACTGCTTTACCTACGTGATCATATTCGCCTGTAATAACTTTGTTAACCTCAGCACTCATGTGCTTAACAATTTGTCTACCTGTTAGTGTTGTAGATTGTCCTATACGTTTGTCAAAAAATCTGCAACCAGGATTAAGAATGGCCCCATAAAGAGAGTTAAGATTAATTTTCTTAACAAGTTGACGTTTGTCCCAAAATGCAGTTTCAATAGCATTGCCTGCTTCTTTTGCTTTCTTAAGTTGTTTTTGTAGATCCTTACGTTCTGCATACCAGCGTTTTAAGATACCAGGTATCACTCCTTCAAATTCTGTAGTAAATATTGTACCGTTAGCACTTAGCATCCACGGCATATGTGAATCAAATATAAGTTGATGAATTTCTGCACCACTTAGTACATCTGAACGTCCATCTTCCCAGTCAACCGTTAGTGCAATATCTTTGCGTTTCTCCATAACTGCTTCGTATTCTTCTGTTGCAAAACGTCCTTCCCAGCTACCTGCAAATGATTTCTTTTTAAGAGTCATATCTTCATGTACACGAGAATCTGTTATCTCTGGACGTAGTTGTCCAATAATAGTTTCCGGAGCCATATTCAACGCACGAATTACTGACGGATACAGTGAGTTCAAGTCCATTGAGCCGATGTACTTGTGCAAACCTTTCTTAGGAAACGCAACATAAGCACCTGCGGCTTGTGTGTTTTCGTCATCACGTTTTGGACGATTAGGAACTTGTAAGCCTCTGTGATGTGCCTCGTTAATGATTGCTTGTTCTGTTACAGCAACAGCACCCATTGTTGTTTGTAACAATACAGTGTTTGCGTGAGCAAGTTCGTTGCTCAAATCAATAAATCGTAGTTTCTTGTCTAGTTTGTCAAGTAGTGCAACGTCTTGTCTGTTATATTCAATAAACGTTTCAAAGTCATTGTTATATAATTGATCAAGTGTACCTTCATAAACAGTTTTATTTTCGCCTACTTCTAATTCACCGATAGCATCTAATCGATATGTATGCCTTTCTTCATATGTATATTTTCGATACAGTTCAAGCGAGTCTAAATGCACACGACCCACAAAATCATAAGTTTCGGCAGTTTTTCCATATTTTTCATATTCACGTTTCTTAGGTAGTTGTCCCCACAAGCAGAAACGTCTTGTGTCATCTTTGCTTAGTACACGCTGGATACGGTTTACAGTGTAAGGAACATCGTACCCTTCTGAGTTCCAACCACTTTGTACATCTGCATCTTCAATCAAATCAAGAAAAGCAAGTAACATTTGTTTTTCACCGTTACCTTCTTCGTCATTGGTAAACAGAATAACTTCGTCACCCCAACGCTGTTTACACATAGCAACAGCATCTTCATGTTTCATACCTTTAGGCGGAACTGCTAGTGTAATCAACGCACTGTCTAGCCATTGCAAACATACAGTAATAGCAGTAATTGGCATAAACGGATCACTAGGATCAGCAAAGCCTCGTTCTGGATCAAAGTCTGTCTCAATATCCCAAAACGCAATGTTTAGTTTAGGTGCGTCTTGGTTGAGATAGTTTTCACTTAGACATTGGAAGATTGGATTAATGTCGCTTTCAAACAAGTCCTTGCCTTTGTTAATAGCAACTTCTTTACGAAAATCTTTTGTGTTTTTACAAACAATTCTATTAAGTGGATCACCGTAAACACTTTTATATTTTCCACGAGGATCTTTGTAATAGAATGTGTATTTTGCAGGATACTCTGTGTAATGTCTTTTGCCGTCGCGACGCTCTACGACACGAATAATGTCTTGGTCTCGATCAAACATTGCATCTACATAAGGCATTTATTTTCCCTCGTACCAAGATTGTAAAAATTCATAATGATTTGGAAATGTTGCTTTACACAAATCAGTTTGTTTTTGTTTGCTTTCAATAAAATATTTCAAATACATATCTTCCTCAGGAGTATTTTTTTCAGCATCAATGTAGCCGCCACCAGCATGTATCATACTCCACCATTGTACACTCGAAAACATACTTTGTCTAGTTAAAAACATGATAGGTTTTGGATATGGATAATAGGTACTAATAATATTAATACAATCATCAGGTAGATCTTTAAGAGTTTTATTTCTTATTGCCTGCCAGTACATTGTATCTTTCTTATTACTAAAGAAATAGTGTGCAAAGATAAAAGAAAGTATTTCAATATTCAACCCGTAATATGATTGATTGATTGCATCTTTAACTTCGTCGCTCCAATTACCTTGAGACATCTGTATAAAGTGTACAAATGCTCTAACAATACTTGTAGTAAATGTAATACCTGTTGCTTCTAAAGGTTCCACAAATCCTGCACTTAGTCCTACAGCAAGGACATTTTTAACTGCAACTCTTTGATGGGTTCCACATTTCATTTTTAAATGTTTTGCTGGAGCATCGTATTCGCCTAAAGCATCACGTAATTCTTTTTCTGCTTCTTCTGGTGTAATAAAGTTTGAACTGTATACATAGCCGTTACCAATACGGTCATAGACAGGGATAGTCCATCTCCATCCTGCATTCATAGCAGTTGCTTTTGTATAAGGGTGACATTCTGTTTTAGGATCTGTGTATTGAGTTTGTAGTGCAACAGCACTATCGTTTGGCAACCAAGTTTTAAAAGAAATAAATTCTTCTTTTAGTTCATTTTCTAATAGAAGACTTTCAAAACCTGTACAGTCAATATACAAGTCTGCTTCGTAAATAGTACCTTCTTTGTCTTTGAGGAATGAAATACCATTAACGTCACTTCTAATATCTACAATTTCTGTATCTACATATGTAATTCTATTAAGGATAAGTTTTTTAATACAATCAATAATTTTATATGCATCAAAATGTACAGCACCAAATCCTTCAGGTCCAGTATTAAAGTTACAATCTAAATCTTTTGTAAGTTTTGGGCTAATATTGTTTTCTGCTAGTTGATAAGCAGGATACCAATCTAAAAACTCTTTATAGGATTTGTCTGCAAAATGCTTGTTAGCAAATAAATCAGGAGTAGCAAGATAGTTTATTGGATCATCGTTATCTACAAAATAAGGCTCGTCATTCCAGCCTTCTAGTTTAACTCCGTGCTTAAATGTTGCATTACTAGCAGGCATCCATTCATGCGGCTGTAGTCCACATTCATAAAGGAAACTAGCAGTTGCAGGTTGAGTTCCTTCACCTACGCCAATTGGACCTTTTTTGCTATCTTCAATTAAGCAAATTTTTACTTGTTCAGGGAGATTATTAGTTAGATATGCGGCAGTCAACCAACCACTGGTTCCGCCACCAAAGACGATTATTTTTTCTATCATTTTTCCTCTCGTTGCTTATGGCCAACTTAACCTTCTTCTTGCTCGACTATTGTCATTGAGCGTTATTAATATTTACTAGATCCAACCCATTGCTCGACTAAATCCGAGCACGTTAACACATGCAAAATATGATGTTAACACTAATGGCCAGGCAAGTGTGCGTCTATAGTAAGCATATACTGCTGTACACGAACCTATAAAAAATCCCGGGTACACGTATCTCATATCAGGACTGTCTGCATTTAGTGCAAGTGTTAGACTAGCAGCAATCGTAAAGACTGTGCTAATCATTTCAAATGCAAATGCTATCTTGTCACTGTCATATGAGCTTTTAAAAAATTTCCTTATAGGATCCATTATTTGTCGTAACCAAGTGTAGTAATTAATGTTTCAAGATCGTCATAGGCATCAGCATGTTGTGCCCAATCACGTTTTTGTGCAATTTTGATTGCCTTGTTGATAAGACTTGGCTTAATATCCATTTCTTCTGCAACAGCCTTTACAGTTTCTTTTAAGCCTGTTTGTAAATCTTCAACTTCTTGTAATACAGTTACGCCTTCACGGACAAGGCGTTCTAGTTTGGCTTTTTCGTCAGCCCCGTAGGTTCTGCTACTCATATTAAACTCCTATGTTAGTTTAATTTATATTATAGTGGAATTTTGTCTAGAAGTCAACCTAAAAAATTAATTTTTAAGCTGATATTTGGCTAGTTCTGCATAAAGTCTACCTTTAATAGACTCATCTTTTTTGGCATTTTTAGTTGCAGTTGCATACATAACTGCTTCGGCATCTTTGCCGTAACGTTTCTTAAAGTCGTCTTTGTTCTTTTTCATGCCTTTGACATACTTTTCACGTTTCTTTTCTTCGCCTTTAGTAAGTGAACGTTCGGCTAGTAATTCTTCTAGTTGTGCTACTCTTGCTTCTAGCGCAGCAATTCGATCTTCTGAACTTTCGCCAACTAGTTTATCTTTTAATGGGTGTGGTTGCTCACCTGTATGACTTGGTTTAGACATTTTAGGCATAGGGTCTTTA